GCACCCGCCGATAGGGCTGCTCTGAAACTGGGAGGGCAGTTCGGCATTACGGCACAAATGGTCGCGGACCAAAGCAGAAACCCAGACGAAGAAAATAATCATCAGGAGGATGACATGAGTAAAGAGGATGTAATCAAGGAATTGACCTTGGGCGACATTCCTACCAGCATCCGAGAGCAGATCGTCAAGGAGTATCAGGCTCAGAGCGACACCGAGAAGCGCATTGCTGAGCTTGAGAGAGAGCGCGACGAGGCCAAGGCCGAGGCAGACAAGGCCAACAAGGCCGTTGCCGAGAACCTGGCGCGCGAGTTTGAGTTGAACCTTGACGAGAAGGTTTCAGAGCTGACGAAGGAGTGGAAGGTCGAGGGCGACGAGGCGAAGAAAAAGGCCGATGCGTTCCGGGCCATGCTGCGTACTCAGATCGTCGCAGAGCTTGGCGACAATCGCACGCAGGACGCATTGAAAGCTGCATCGGCGCGGGCCTGGGATGTGCTGAAACCCATCGCTGAAACCGTCGTGTCTGCCATGGCCGGCGGCCCTGCCCGCATCGCCGGACGGCCACTACACCAAATCAAGGACACACCAGAGGCACGCCAAGCGGCACGCCAGCGGGTGGGGTTCTAAGGAGGGATGAAAAATGGCTGACATCAGTTTGACTGCTGCAAATATCCGCGCACTGGTCGAGTATGGGGCCGTAGTGGTTCCAGGCACGGCAGGTGCGTCTCTCTCCATCGGACAGCTTGTCTACGAAGACAGCACGAACGGCTGGAAAGCTGCCGATGCTGACGTATCCGCTGCCCCTGCGCGAGCGCAGGGTATGGTCGTCGAATCCTACGACGGCGATTCCACCATCGCCAGCGGCGAGGCTATCAGTGTCTGCTTGTTCGGACCTGTGGGAGGACTCTCCAGCCTGACGGCGGGGTCCAACTACTACATCTCGGACACGGCAGGCTCGATTAGCGACGACGCCGACACCTACGACCGCATCGTCGGTTTCGGCATCACCATTGCTGGAGAGGTGTGTCTGTTCCTGCACTTCCAGCAAAATGATCCGAGCTCGAGCTAGGAGGGATGAAAAATGGCTGAAGTACTTGGAGTTCAAACGTTGCAAAACCTGGCCCTCCCCACGGGCTGGGATTCAACCAAGATCGCGCAGTGGGCACTGCGCGATGGAATCACCTATGGCGAGCTGGCAAATACGCTTGCCCTGGCGCTGGCCGATTTCAATCAAGAAATGGTCAATGACTGGGGCTGGCTGTTCAGTCTCACTGAGGAAATCGCAATGGAGTATGAGCAGGGCGGGAGCGTAACAGAAATGCCCGAACTGACCGACATTGATACGCCGCCCACCGTACACGGCACGACCATCGGTCACATGATCGACCTGAAGGCGTATGGACGCGGTATTGGCGGGAGCAAGCGATATTTCCGCGATGCTCGAAGCGCCAAAATAAACGCCGCTATCTCAACGTTGGTTCGTCAAGCACGCTGGCGGTTCGAGAAGAAAATGCTCACGCGATGGTTCACCAATACCGAGAACGCTATCGGAAGCGCGGGCTACGACGTGCCATTCGTGCGCGGGACCGGCGGAAACGTGGACTATGCGCCGCCTGCCTTCGATGGTGAGGCATTCACCACATCACACGACCACTACCTGGGCGTGGACAGCGACTCTTACGGCTACGACGGTGTGCTTGACCAATTGGCCGAGACGCTGCAGGAGCACGGGCACAATCCGCCTTTCACGGCGATGGTGTCCCGCACCGACGTTGCAAGCTATCTGGCGCTGACAAACTTTGTCGAGGTGGTTGATCCGGTGGTACAGATGGTGGATCGCGCCGGCGCGAGCAGCGGCAATCAGTTCTTCGCCGTCGGTCAGCGGGCTTTCGGCCTGCTGGGTTACTACCAAGGTGAGTATGGTCTGGTAGAGGTGCGCTTCAGCGCACGCATCCCGACGACTTACGCCGGGATGTGCAAGAGCTACGGTGCGCTTGCGGCACAAAACCCGCTGGCAGTGCGCGTGCACCCGGAGGTGGGATTCGGAGCCTACGTGGTACCAGAGACTACACCGGACGATGACTACCCTGTAAAACAGCTCAGCGTCGAGATGGAGTTTGGGGTCGGGGTTGGGATGGATCGCACCAATGGTGCGGCTGCCTTCCTGGACTCTGATGGCTCGTGGTCCAACCCAACAATCAGCTAGACGTGATGTGAACGGGTAAAACAGAACAGGAGAGGCCGGTTATGCTACATTTGAACTGGGTGGCATTCAACTACGACAAATGTGATGGCTACGGGCGGTACAGCCTGCACCTTATCCGGGCGTTGAACCGGTTAGGTGTGGAGGTCCACCCGCTGCTCACTGACCAAGTGCGCCTTCCAGGATGGATGCAACGCATGGCCGGCCTTGACTATTCGCATCTTACGATCACATGCACACCGCCATACATGCTGTGTCCGCTGCCAGGGCGTCAATGGAATCTGACGATGACGGAGGGCACGCAGCTACCAGAGGGTTGGCCGCCACACATCAACCGCTGTGTTGAGCGGGTGATCGTGCCCTGCGAGCACAACCTAAATGCGTTCGTATCAAGTGGCGTCGATGTTCCCGTTGACATCTGCCCTGGCGGCACGAGCCCATGGGAGTTCCCGGTCGTCAGACGAGACTATAGGAACAACGGTCACAGGCCATACACGTTCCTAGCCCTTGCTGACAGAGGCGCGCGGAAAGGTTGGGTTGAGGTTTGGAGCGCGTTTTATAATGCGTTCGGGCCTTATAAACAAACGCCGGATGTGCGCCTGCTCATCAAGACCAGGCCGCACACAAACGGCCTTATCGACCGCATCATGCCCATTACGCACGATCCACGCATCACGTTCTGGTGTGACGACGTAGAGAATATGGCGGACGTGTATGCACAGGCAGACTGTTTTGCTATTCCATCGCGTTCCGAGGGATGGGGAATGCCCCACCGAGAGGCCGCAATGATGGGTATCCCGGTGCTGGCAACACGTTACAGCGGCTTAGAGGATGGAATAGACCACTGGGCTATACCAATCGAAACGTACCAAATGGAACGCATCAATAACGATTTCATGCACCTGCGCGGCGAGTGGGCAAGGGCAGATGTGCACGAATTGTCCGTGCGCATGAGGGACTGCTACAATCATCGAGAAATAGTAGCACAACTCGGGCGCAGAGCGGCAACGTGGCTGAGAAAAAACCAGACGTGGGATCATGCGGCTCAGAAGTTGGTCGCGTTGATCGAGGAGCACGCATAATGTCACTAACGACGGCACAACTGACGGATATGCAGGCCGACCTTGGCATTACAGACGACGAATCTGTGTTCACGGATACAGAACTGAATCGACTGTACACGCGGGCCAGCAATGACTACAACACGGCTGTGTACTATGGTTGGCGGCAACTGTTGGCGAATGTAGCCAAGTTTCACAATTACACAGCCGGGATGACTAAGGTTGAACGCGGGCAGGTGTTTGACCACGTGGAAAAGATGGTTCAGCACTGGTCCGACAAGGTGCAAGGCGCTCAGCAAGTGGGCATGGCGGGATTGCTCAGTATACCACCAAAACAAAAGGATATGCCAAGTGTCTGACCGTGGCGATTCGTGGACTGGTAGCAGTTTTCCATCTGCGTGGGTCGGGACGCTCGATCCAGCCATTGACGCCGCGCGCATGGCGGCGGACAAGCTGACGAGCATTACGATTGTGAGAGCTGGCTCGGCACTTGACGCGCAGAACGTGCGTATCGAGGACTTGAGCGGGAGAGGTAGGCAGGTACAGACGGCGCCGGGGATAACGGCGCAGGTGGACGCGTTGATCATCGGCTACAAGAGCCATCCGACAATCGACGATACCGACCTGCAAGTAGGAGATCGTTTCGTCGTTAGCGGCATCAACTATGACGTAGTAGCTATTGTGCCTGGGTTGGTTGATCAGTTCCAGGCGTATGCGAAGGTGCGACAGTGAGCGGTTTTCGTTGGGACGTGCCGCCAGAGCAGGCATTTCCAGAAATGGCGCAGGCGTACATGTCGGCTATCCACATGGGCGTCTTTAGTATCATCCAGCGTTGGGCACCAGAGATCGAAAACTGGATGAAGCAAAATGCGCCGTGGACTGACAGGACGGGCAACGCGCGGCAGACGTTACACACCGAGATCGATGACGTTGTGAACACGATGGTCAAGCTAACGCTCGCTCATGGCGTAAATTACGGCATTTTCCTTGAACTATGCAATGCTGGCCGTTATGCCATCGTCAATCCGGCCCTGGACCACTTCGCGCCTAAAATATGGTCGGATGTACAGAGGATGTTATCATGAGTGTATTGAGCGCGGCTAAAGCGATCTTAGAGGCAGATGGTACGCTCTTGGCATCTGCTACTGGCGGCATCTGGGACTACGACGAAACGGGTAGACTAGGCATCAATCGTACAACGACGCCAACGGCATTCGACTCCAACGGCATATTGAAACCGTGTTTATTGCTCAAGCTCAGATCGAGTGAGCCGGACGGTATCTTGGCGGACGACGCGAACCAATACACGAGCGTTCGTGAAATGATCGAGGTTTGGTTTTATGAGGAGGGAGGATATACGAATATCGAAACGATGAGAGACCGCGTGCATGCACTGTTGCACGCGCAACAGTTAACGGGAACATTCCAGATCCTATGGCAAGGCGACTTGCGGAACCAGCGCGACATTGAGATTGACGCGAATTTGGAACGCTCAGAGTACCTAGCCATCACATATAAGTCAGTGTAGGAGGTATACAATGGGATTCGATAGTTATGGAGCACCACAGTTTGGATTGTACGACGTAAAAATAGCGACATGGAACGCGACGAATGACTATGGGACAGAAGTGGACGTACCAAGCGTCCAACTGATGGGAACGGTGCTATCTGTTGTTTCTGCGCAGCTTGAAGGGGACGACGAGATCACGGACAGTGCCGCTAGCACAATTGGCGGTGAGGTTCGCATTCGATTTGGTTCTGTCTCGTTGGGCGCGCTTGAAGTTTTGCTAGGCATCGCCTCAACCCCGTCCGGTTCCGCACAGGATCACCTCAAGATTTCTGGTGGCGTTGCCTTGCCATATTTCGGCATCTGTGGCAAGGTCAAAGCGACTCAGGGCAGCGGTGACTTGCACGTGTTCTTGCCCAAGGTCAAAATCATGGACAATGTGACTCTGGCAGAGGCGCAGTATGGCCAATACATGATACCGGAAGTTTCCGCGCAGGCCGTCGATGATGCTACGTATGGCATCATCAATCTGATCGAACACTCAACGGCGGCAGATATTGAGATCCCGCCTACAAATATTAGCTAGGGGTGAACCGAGATGAATGAATTAACGCCCACTTCTGGCGCGCAATGGCGCAGGGAGACGCGGGACGGATTTGTCGTACAACTCCCATCTGGAAATGTGGTCAAAATGCGTCCGGTTGCACTGGACGTGATGATCACGAACGGCGATATACCGGACCTGCTAACCCCTGTTGCCGCAAAGACGCTATGGAAAGAAATGGATGCCAACGATATAGGTGATGCAGTCGAACTTGCTACTGGAGTAGCTGAATTGTTCGGGATCGTCTGCAAGGCGTCGTTCGTTGATCCTTGCATAGTTGATAACCCACAGGTAGATAACGAGATCAGCCTAGATGACATTGATTTCTATGACAAAGCGTTTGTATTCCAAATGGCGACCCGTGGGGTGTCGGAACTAAAGAAATTTTGTGAGCGACAAGCGCGCGGTATGGAATCTGTACAGCCTGACGAAGACAGTAAACACAAGGCCAAGTGACGTCGTATGCATCTCAGATCGTTGGACGGCGTACCAGCTAGATAACGCGGTTGTCACCATTGGCCTTGCCATAGAATCAGCTATGCATGAGATGGAAGAAACCGGAACTGGCGCTAATAAGCGGTCGCGTCCGAAGTACACGCTCAAGCAAATACTTGAGCCTGATTTTCGGCTACCGACAGATGCAGACAAGGAACGCCAGGCTATCGGCGCACTCATGGCACTGGCGGGAAAATCTAGTAGCGGCGTCAGAGTATTTAAGGCGAAGGACTAACAATGCCAATAAACTGGGAAGGGGCACCGGCATATCTAAGCGGCGCTGGCGCTGCTAGTTCTCTTGGTACTGCGCGCGGGGCCGTTATCATTGACACGAGCCAAGCTGAACAGGCCGTTGTTGCTGTTAGGCGCGTTGGCCAAAAGATGGCGCAAGCGCTT